GTGGAGGAGATCCGGGACGAGGACGGGCGCTGCGTCAGCAAGTACATGCGCTGCGTGCTGCCGGAGCGGCCGAGGCTGCGGGGCGGCATGGTGATCCTGCCGAAGAGGAGGAAGAAACGGGATGGCAACAAGCTGGGATGACCAGAAGGTCGTGTGCCCGATGTACGTAGGAGAGAGCAAGAAGCGACGGTGGATCATCTGCGAGGGGCACGGCTATGCGGTAAAGAACATCTCGGAATACAGGCGGGAGAAAGACCGGCAGAAACAGCTCGATGTTTTCTGCCGATGTCGCTATACCTACTGCGAGCATTACAGGGCTGTCCTGGAAGAAAAATACGAAGACGAAAAGTGAACGCGTCACTGGGTTAGAAATCCGGCGGCGCGTTTTGCTATGCTGTGGGCAGAAGGAGGCGAGACGCGTGGCCAAGATCGACAGATGGACAGACAAGGAAAGCCTGAAACAGATCGAGTCCTGGGCGGCAGAGTGCACGGACAAGGAACTGGCGGACCGGATCGGCATCACGCGCAGCACACTCGCCAAGTGGAGAAAAGACAATTCGGACATTTCGGACGCGGTATCGCGCGGGCGCGCCGACGTGCGTGCCTGCGCGGATGTAGAGAAGAGCCTGCTGCAGCGGGCGCTGGGCGGGACGGTAAAGATCCGCAAGGCCATGAAGCTGCGGCACGTGAAGTACGACGACAACGGCCGGCGCGTCAGCGAGGAAGAAGAGATCGTCATGGTCGAGGAGGAGCAGTACGTTCCGGCGGATGTCGGCGCGATCCGTTTCTACCTGACCAACCGTGCGCCGGAGCGCTGGCAGAACAAAGTGGAGATGGAGACCGAGATCCACGCGGACGGGTTTGAGGACTACCTGGTAAAGCGGGAGCTGGAAGGGACCGGGAGCGGATACTGATGGACATCCTCAATGCCCACACCTACATCGAGCAGTGCCTGTGGATCAAGAACAAGAGCGGCCAGGTGCAGCGGCTGAAGCTGAACCCGCCGCAGGAGAAGCTGTACGAAGCCGTACGAAATCTGGACCGGGCGGGAAAGCCGATCCGGATCATCATCCTGAAGGCGAGGCAGGAAGGTTTCTCTACCCTGACCGAGGCGCTGATCTTCCACGGAGCGGTCACGCACCGGAACCGCGAAGCGCTGATCGTCGCCCACCGTGAGGACGCGACGAGCAACCTGTTCCGGATGAGCAAGCGGTACTTCGATCTGCTGGACGAACCGATGAAGCCGATGCTGAAGGCATCAAACGCGCGGGAGCTGGTATTCGAGAACCCGAGCAAGAACCCGAAGGAGCGGGAAAAGAGGCCGGGGCTGCGCAGCCGGATCCGATGCGTCACGGCAGGAGGCAAGGGCATCGGCCGAAGCGACACGCTGCAGTACGTGCACATCTCCGAATACGCCTTCTGGCCGGACGGAGCGGGAGGCAAGGCGGAAACTCTGCTGGGCATCCTGCAGGCCGTGCCGGCGGAGGCGGGCACGATGGTCGTGATTGAGAGCACGGCCAACGGATACGACGACTTCAAGAGCATGTGGGACCGGGCCGTGGCCGGCGAGAACGACTTCACCCCGCTGTTCTTCGCCTGGTTCGAGAACCCGGAATACCGGAAGCCCGTACCGCCGGGCACAGAGTGGACGGCGGAAGAGAAGGAACTGCAGGAGCGGTACGGGCTCGAGGACGAGCAGCTGAGCTGGCGGCGCTGGTGCATCCAGAACAACTGCGGCGGAGACGTGAGCAAGTTCCACCAGGAGTATCCGAGCAACGCGGAGGAAGCATTCCTGCACAGCGGCGAGGGCGTCTTCGACAACGAACAGGTCCAGGCGAGACTGGAACGCTGCACGGATCCCATCGCCAGGGGCAGGATCGAGGACGGCCGGTGGATCGACAACGAGCAGGGCGAGATCTGTATCTACGAGAAGCCGGAGGCCGGCGTACCCTACGTGATCGGCGGAGACACGGCCGGCGAGGGCAGCGACTGGTTCACGGGCATCGTCATCAACAACGTCAGCGGCAGGATCGTCGCCACGCTGCGGCGGCAGTACAGCGAGCCGGAGTATGTGAAGCAGGTCCGGGAGCTGGGCAGGATGTACAACAACGCGCTGCTGAGCATCGAGGCAAACTTCTCGACCTATCCGAACGCGAAGCTGCAGGAGCTGAACTACCCGAAGCTCTATGTGCGGGAGCGGGAGGACGTGTATACCGGAGAGCTGCATAAGTCCTTCGGGTTCCGGACGACACCGCAGACCAGGCCGAGGATGATCGCGCAGCTGGTGGAAGTCTTCCAGGATCATCCGGAGTTCTTCACAGACCGGGCGCTGCTGAAAGAGATGCTGACCTTCGTGTACAACGAGGACCACCGGCCGGAGGCCATGGTGGGCAAGCACGACGACTTGGTTATGGCGGCAGCCATCGCCTACGCCAGCAGGAACCAGCAGGACATGACGGTCCGCGTAGCGGCCATCGCAGCCAAACGGAAGTGGACGGCAGACATGTGGGAGGATTACCGGAACGCATCCGAGGAGATGCAGCGGATGATGATACGGGACTGGGGCGAGCCTGAGTAAGGAGGACAAAGCATGTATGACAGAAGCCTGAAGGAAGGCGAAAGAGCAGATCAGCAGACCAAGCTGCGGATCTGGCAGCGGCGGAGAGCGGACGCGGACGCAGAGTATTCCGAAGAAGCCGACCGCATGGATAAACGCGAGGCCATCTACAGGGGCACGGACAAGCTGAAACCGCTGGTGAAGGGAGACACGAAGAAGGACGGGAGCGCGAAGAAGACGAGCCATGTGCGAAACATCGTCTTCGAGAACATCGAGAGCATGATCTCTTCCTCCATCCCGACGCCGAAGGTCACGGCCAAGCACAAGGAGGACGAGCAGCTGGCAGCCATGATCGAGCACTGGCTCAGAAACGAGCTGGACAGGCTGCCGTTTGAAACCATGAACGATATGGCCGAGCGGACCGTGCCGGTGCAGGGCGGGACCGGCTGGCTTGTGGAGTGGGACAACACGCAGCACACCCACAGCACGGTGGGAGAACTGAAAATCACGCTGCTGCATCCGAAGCTCTTCGCACCGCAGCCGGGTGTCTTCACCGGGATCCAGGACATGGACTGGTTCATCATCAAGGCGCCGACCACGAAGGGCAGCGTGCACCGGGAGTATGGAATCGACGTGTTCAACCTGGGCGAGGAGCAGCCGGAGCTGAGGAGCAGCGAGGGTGTTTCCAGCCGGGACGAGATGCTGACCAAGTACATCGGGTACGAGCAGAACGCGGAGGGCGGCATTGACCGTTTCGTGTGGGTCAACGACATCGTGCTGGAGGACATCGAGAACTACCAGGCGCGGCATCAGGAAGTCTGCCGCAGCTGCAGACGGAGAAGGCCGGCGCCGGGGCAGATCATCTCCAACAACGTGGAGAGACCTTCCCTGCTGCCGAGGCCGGGAGTAGACGGCGCTCTGATCCCGGAGGATCTGCTGAGCGGAAACCCGGCCAAAGATCTGGGTGCGGAGCTGGCCGGCGCACTGGGCGTGGCGGAGCAGCTGGCCGGGCGGGAGATGGCAATCAACCGGGGCGAGCTGCAGCCGGAAGGGATCCTGCTGGAGGGCATCACCATCGAGGCGGGAGAACCTGCCGAACCGGTGAAGTATGACGGAGGCCCATGTCCGTACTGCGGAACCGAAGACTGGACGGACGCGGAGAGCGAGTACGAGGAAGTGGTCCTGCCGATCAAGACGGACCTGGGCAACGAGATCCCCGGCGGCGGCTATGCGATGGACGAGAACGGGGTGCCGGTCTACCGGCCGACCCTGATCCCCTACTACAAGCCGGACCGCATGCCGATCATCCTGCAGAAGAACGTAAGCGTGTACGGGCAGCTACTGGGATCCAGCGACGTGGACGCCATTGAGGACCAGCAGAACACCGTCAACCGGATGGAGCAGAAGATCATAGACCGGCTGGTGAAAGCCGGCACCCGGATCACCATGCCGCCGGACACGAGCTACCGGATGGATACGGAAGACAACGAGGTCATCCGCCTGAAGAATGTCCAGGACCGGCAGTACATCGCCACCTACAACTTCGAGGGCAACGTGCAGAACGAGATGGCCTATCTCAACACCGCCTATGAGGAGGCACGGCAGATCCTCGGGATCACCAACAGCTTCCAGGGCAGAGCGGACCGGACCGCCACAAGCGGCGTGGCCAAGGAGTTTCAGGCAGCGCAATCGGCCGGACGTCTGGAATCGAAGCGCGTCATGAAGGCGGCAGCCTACGCGGAGCTCTTCGAGCTGATGTTCAAGTTCCAGCTGGCCTATTCCGACGAACCGCGAAGCGTGAGCTACCGGGACCACAAGGGCGACGTGGTGTATGAGACCTTCAACCGGTACGACTTCCTGAAGCAGGACGCGGACGGAGCCTGGTACTGGAACGACGACTTCCTGTTCAGCGTGGATTCGAACGAGGCACTGGAGGCGAACCGGACCGCGATGTGGCAGGAGACCAGGATGAACCTGCAGACCGGCGCATTCGGAAACCCCGGCGAGATCGAGACCCTGATTCTCTTCTGGAGCAAGATGGAAGAGCTGCACTATCCGGGAGCGGGAGCCACCAGGAAGTTCCTGGAAGAACGGCGCGAGAGCATGGCACAGCAGGCCGGCATGATGCAGATGCTGCAGGGAGCGCCGGAGGGACTGCCGAGCGCAGCCGGCACGATGCGGCCGGAGGAACCGGGAGAACAACCGGAGCTGAAGAGCCCGAGCGAGATCCGGGACAACCTGAACATGGCGACAGCGGGACTGTAGATCCCGTGAGCATATACGCACGGCGAGAGCGGAAACATGCCGACAGCACGCAGGGGAACGCGCAAAAATCCCAAGTACCCAGGAAAGGAGGAGACCATCATGGCGAGTGAATACATCGGCAAGATCAAGAACCAGGGACAGCAGAAGGTCGAGGCCCCGCACCAGGTCAAAAGCGGATCCAAAAAAGGAACCGTCCAGACCGGCAAGGATCTCCGCACCGGGAAGTAAAGCTGCTTTTAAAAGGCAGCAGAAACCGCACAGCGTATTTAAAAAATACGGCGGTAATTTTTAAATACTGCGCAGGGTGAAGAGCGGAAAAATCCCAGCTGCATGAATATGCAGACATCATACGCACGGCAACAGCGGGAAAATGCCAGAAGGAGAACAGCATGGAAATCACCGAAGAGAAACTGTACGCAGCCTTTGGCGTTCAGAAGGACGCAGGCGAAAAAGAATCTGAAGACGCCGATCAGATCGAGGAGGCGGAGACCGAAACCGAAGAGGGTCAGACTGCAGGGAACACAAGCGATGACGAACCTGCCGAGGAGCAGGAGCCGGTCGCGGAAACCGAAAGCGAGACCGAAGGCGACGGTCAGAGTGTGGAGGAGCGGAGAGAGAACGCGGCCAGGCGGAGACAGGCCGAACAGCAGGCAGCCATCGACGCTGCCGTGCAGGCAGCGCTGGAAAAGCAAAGACAGCAGTACGATGCCGAGCGCGCGGAGTTCTTCCAGCAGGCCGGCGTGGTCAACCCCTTCACCAACGAACCGATCACGAACATGGACGAGTTCCGGGCGTGGCGAGAGGAGCAGGACAACCGGAAGCTGCAGAAGGAGCTGCAGAGCGGCAAGCTGACGAAGGAGACCCTTGACGGACTCATCGACCAGCACCCGGCAGTGCAGGCAGCCAGACAGGCACAGGAGCAGGAAGCGGCGAGAGCGCAGAAGGCGCAGGAGCAGGCGTTTCTGCAGAATGTGGAAGAGCAGCTGAAGGAGATCCGGAAGACGGATCCCAGTATCCAGAACGTATCCGACCTGATGAACCGGCCGTACAGCCAGGCATTCTATGAAGCCGTCCAGCGCGGCAACAACTTCCAGGACGCATTCTATCTGGCGACCAGAGGGATGCAGTTCGAGGACGTGGAAGAGAAGGCCAGGCAGAGCGCGATCAACAATCTCACCGGGAAGAGCCACCTGAAGGCAACGGGCATCGGCGGAAGAGCCGGGGCAAACGTGTCGCCGGAGGAGCGGGAGATGTACCGGCTGTTCAACCCTCATGCCACGGATCAGGAGATCCAGAAATTTCAAAACAAATTCAAGAAGGGCTGAGCCCAGAGAGAGGAGATAAAAAATGTTCCGCAATGTGAAAAACGACGACGGGCATGTGGCACCGTTTATTCAGCTGCCCTGCTCCGCCATCACCCCCAAGAACGGCATGGCCATGCTGCTGTCCAGCGGCAAGCTTGCCATCGCCACCGGCACCAACAAGCCGGAGTTCATCTGTGTGGAAGAGCACAGCGCGGCTGTCAGCGCCGGCGACCTTGTCACGGTCGTACGCGTGGAGCCTGACACCGAGTATGAGACCACGCTGTCTGCAGCCGGTGCGCTGGACATCGGCGACAAGGTTACGCTGCACGCATCCAGCGGCATGCAGGTCACGGCGACCACTGCCAGCGGCGTGGCCGAGATCGTCGCAATGGAAGGCACGGCGAGCGGCGACACCGTCATCGTCCGGTTCTAAGACGGACGGAATCTGAAACAAGGAGGAAAGACAAATGCCTATCGTATTTTCGGAAAGCTCTAACCTTGCCAATACCATCTACGGCAAGTGCGAAGCGCCGGTCCGCATGTTCCTGGAGCAGCGGGCGGAAGCCTTCGACCAGAACAGCCTGCTGAAGGATCTGTTCCTGATGGGAACCTCGGAGAACTACGGCGACCTGCTCACGACCATGACGGCCATGAACGGCTTCCAGCCGGTCGGCGAGAACGGCGCCTATCCCAGCGACAGCATGGAGGAGGGCTACCAGAAGCTGCTCGTCTATGAGACCTGGAAGGACGAGTTCACCATCACCCAGGAGATGATCGAGGACGCGAAGATGATGGACATGAAGAAGCAGCCTGCTGCCTTCATGACCGGATACGAGCGCACCCGCGAGCTCTTCGGCGCTGCCATCTACGCTGCATTCATGTCCAGCGCCGGCAGCATGAAGTTCCGCGGCAAGACCTTTGACGTGAAGGGCGCGGACGGGCAGGCTATCTGCTCGAAGACGCACCCGGCCAAGGTCAAGGGCGGGCAGCAGTCCAACTGCTTCTCGAACACCTTCAGCGCCGACGCGCTGGGTCTGGTGGAGACCGCCATGCAGAACTTCAAGGGCGACAACGGCGAAGTGCTCGACGTCGCACCCAGCACCATCCTGATCCCGAACGACGCCGCCATGAAGAAGGCTGTGTTCGCAGCCATCGGCGCGGACAAGGAGCCGACCACGGCGAACAACGCGTTCAACTATCAGTACGGTCGCTGGAACGTCATCATCTGGCCGTACCTCAACCAGTTCCTCGCTGCGGGCGGTGACCCCGTGTGGGCGCTCATCGACCCGACCTACAACGAGAACTACGGCGGCGCCGTCTGGAATGACCGCGTCCCGCTGACGGTGCGCACGGTGATCGACGAGAACACCGACGCTGCCAAGTGGAAGGGCCGCGCAAGATTCAACGCGACCGGCAACGACTGGCGCTTCATCGCTGTCGGCGGCGTGACCGGCGGCACTACCCTGAGCTGAGACAACCCACAATCTACCGGTGCCGTGCCTGTTCCCTGCGAGCGGGCACGGCATTGGCAGATAAGCGGAAGGAGGATGGAACATGACAGTGAAAGAGTGCATTGAGTTTACGGACGCAGTCAGGCCAAACGACTTCCCGGCCTTTGCGAAGCTCGCGTGGCTGACGCAGATCGAGGGAAGAATCGCCAGCGAAATCTTCCTGATGGCACCGGCAGAGATCAAGCAGTTTATCTACA